CTGTTGGAGCATTTGTTGGCGCACTAGTATTCGGTGCAGACGTTGGTGCAACTGTTGGAGCATTTGTTGGCGCACTAGTATTCGGTGCAGATGTTGGAGCAAGTGTTCCGCTTCCACTGCCTCCTCCTTGACTTGGAGCTGGCGTAATAATTGTTCCAGTTGTTATTTCTGGAAATATATTAAATTTACCTTGATATATTTTACTTACAAAAGAATCATTTTCATCATAAAGTTCTATATCATATAATGCTTCAACTACTGGAAAATTTAAAGAGTCTTGCGCTGCTCCATATAAAGTAAAAAGTCCTTGCTCTTCATGCGTTATAAGTATATTTAAATCTAATATAGAATTTGCAGAAGAATATCTATATTTAACAGATCCTCTTAAAGAATGAGAAGACAAATCAATAATATTACCAGATGTATCTTTTGCTATTAAGGGAATATTTAGAGTATCTCCTTTAATATAATTAATATTAAAAATCGTGGCCATCTAGAATATTACACTTAAGCGTAATATTTAAGAAATATTTTTAAAAAATCAACGACCTTCTGACAAAATATCTTTTACTTTTTTTGAATTACCTTTTAAATTATTAACGTCTGGTCTAGCTTTGAATTGAGAGATATGTTTAAGAAATTCTTGTTTTAATCTTTTAATCAAATTCTCTCTATTATCAATTGGTACTAAACCGATCTTAACTGCATGAGCTTGTAGGTCACTTTTATTATATTCATTCAATTTTTGCTCATATTCTTTCATGTCAAGTGTTCCGTATTTGTTCTTGCCAGTATCTCCCCATACTTGATCTAAAGTAATTGGTTTTTCGACTTTACCATGAACTTGACTTAATGTATCTAATTTTGATTTTTTGGGCATAATTATCTCCTAATATATTATATTGAAAAAACATCAATATATCTAAAAAAAGAAAAACCCAAGGGGATTAACCCTTGGGCTTTTCAATTTAACTACTCTAAGTATTAGGCTTCGAGAGTTAGACCAGCGATAGCGCGGGAATCGATACAAACACGACCCTCTTCTAGGAAACCATAGAATCCAATCTTCTCTGAGCGAGATAGGAATTGGTCATCTGGAAGAGCGGTGAATGTTCCACCTGATTCAGCTTGACGAGCTACTGGACGAACAAAAGCGTCCTTTGTAAGATCTAGACCGATAACAACGTCATCAGTAGAATTATCAAAGGTGCTGCCTTGGAACTCATCAAATAGAACTCCATATTTTTTACCTAGACCAAGTTCAACTAATTCATGGATTGTGATACCATAAATCTCTTGGGTGCCAGCGCCGCGATAGATTTCTTCACGGACACCATCAGCAAGATTGGTATTACCAGTTGTCATTGGTTGGTAAGCGAAGCTACGGATTGATTCTTTGACTTCTGGGCTGACAAAGATATCGGTTAATCCGTAAGAATCAGTTGTAGAACCACCAGCATAAGAGGTATTAATTCTTTTAACTTTGGTTACAAGTTTATTTAAGTGGCTAAGTTGGAAGGCTGCTCCAGGATTTGTTCCTAAAGAAGTTACTTCTTGAATATTTCCACTAGAAGCAAGAGCTTTTAGAACTACTGCCCAAGCATTGCGCTCTTGTTTTACAAGAACTTCATTGCTCATGCGTTCTACGGCTTTGCTAACAACATCAAGACGACCACGACGAGCATAGCGTTTTAAGAAACTTACTGCGCTATCTAAACGATAGGTAGCAACTTTCATTTCGCTGAATCCTTCTACTGTTGAAGTAGGAAGACCACCAGCTACGCTTTGGCTGAAAGTGGTAACATATCCTTCGCCCTCACCAGCATATAGATCTAGTGGGATTGAGGGAGAGTCATCTTCGTCATATGGAAGATCAGTGTAAACTGCAGAAGCAGTGGCTGCTTGCATTAGAACTTTGTTTACTACTGGTCCAATGAAAGCTGCGAAAGCTTCGGTAGCTTCTTTAGCTACAGCGCCTTCTCTGCTGCCCATTGCTTTTACAAGTTCAACTTGTTCTGGGGTATTTTTTAATCTTAATTTCATTTTAAATTTTCTCCTTTATAAGATTAGAGCTCAATTTTGAGTAGAGCAACATTATTGACGGCTGTGCTCAACCATCTGCCAACTTTAACTGCGCTAGCAGGTAGAGTTGCTGCAGAGGTTAATTCTCCAGCGGTTGCACCTACGTAAGCTACGTGACCAGCGGTAGCGTTGGCGCCACTGTACATAACGAGTCCTTTTGTAAGAACTGGTACAGCTTGTCCACTTACTACTGCGCCGATTTCTGCGGCTTTACGAGGATTGAAAACTAGTTTTTCACCGTTTTCATCAAATTCACGAACGTCCATAAGAGTTAATCCTAGAACGTTTTCACCTGATGCTGCAGTAGATACTTTGCTAGAAACACCGTATCTTTCAGAAACGGTATTAGCATAAGAAGCTCCAACACTGCCTAGGGCGGTATTTGGAGTACTGTTTACTGCTGTGCCAGGATTAAATCCTGCTTCTAGCTTAACAGCGAGACCTTTTACAACTTGTGTACTGTCTCCACTATAAGCAAATAGATTAATGACGCTATGTTCGTCATAATCTCTGAATGGTCTTAGATTATGTGCCATATTTTTCTCCTTATTTATTTATTTATTTATTAATTCAAATCCGTCCAAACCAAAAGCCGAAGCATATTTTTCTTTTACGCTTGGTTGACTGGCTGGAACTGAATTTGGAATTTCTGTGGAAGCTTTTGATCCATTATCAACAGCTTGTTCGACAACCTCCTGGGTTGTAGAAATTTGTGGTGCTACTTCTTCAGAAGCAATAGCAGATTTAATCATCTTGCCATTTTTATCTTCTTTATTTTCGTCAACACCTTTATCTTTTAAATCTTCTTTATCCATTTTGGCTTTTTTAGCAGCTTTATTTTTCTCTTTCATAAGAATTGCCATTTTATTTTTATATGCAGAGAAAGCTTCTTCGCTTAAATCCTTGATATCTGCGGCTAGAACTTGACGATCTTCATCTGATAGATCATATTCTTCGTCTAGGGTAGCCATACGCATTGTGAATATTTCTTCTTTAGCTTTTGCTTCCTTTTCGGCTTCGAGAGAAGCTAGCTTTTGACTTACTTCCTCTACTTGTTTTTTAACTACTTCATGTTCTGCAGTTACATTAGCAATTTTTTCATTAGCAGCTTTAAGCTCATTTTCTTTTTCGCTTTTTTCAGCTACAAATGCATCATTAGCTTTTTTAATCTCTTCAGCAATAAATTCAGTAATAGAACTAGCTGTTACTTCCTTTAAAAGAGCGTCTGTAATATCTTCAATTTTTGTTATTTTCATAAATATCCTCTCCTTTTTTACATTTAAATTTTCCTGTTGGGAAATATTATTTTGTGTAGCCTCTGGTTCTTGAGTAATTATACCAGCTTCTACTTGTTTATCTTTTTCGATAATATTATTATCTTCTGATTGGATAGCTATTCCTTGTACATCTGCAGCTGGATTAAGAGTTAATCCAACTCCAAGTGGAACAACTTTACCTAAAACTTGTCTATATACCATTTTATTCTCATCAATCTTTCCAGATCCACCAAATCCTCTTAATGAGCTTTGATATTTTTCAATTTGTTTAGCGTCAGATATAACTTGTCCATTTTCAATATTCTTTTCGCCATTTTCTAATACAATTAAATTATAATCATTAAATCCTAATTCCCAACTAGCGCTTATAGTCATATAATTATCACTAGTAGGATCATTACTCTCTTCTATTTGTTCTGCTAAATCTTTATTTACTACTTTCCATATAACTCCACCTAAAGTAATATTAAATGGACTTTTCATGTCTTTTACTTCTTCTGAGTTTAAACTTTCATTAGATCCAAATTTACTAAAACTAGCCGTAAGAATGCATCCAATAACTTGATTCCTATTATGCTCAACATTAATTGGTTTATTAACAAAATTTTTAGTAACTTTAGCAGCGGTTATTCCATCCATGACATCACCATTTTTATTAACACGATTTACTACACAAGCATCAAACGCTATAGGAAGAAGATCAATATTATCTTCTGTATTAATATCTGGTAAAAATTTTCTTAGTTTGTCGAGGGAAGCTACAGAAAGGTATTTATCTTTTTCTTCGCTAACTACTGGTCTAATTTTTAAATTAGAAAAAATTGTTGTAAATTTAGTTTTATTTTTCATAAGTTTAAATCGTATATCCAATTGTTACACCATCTTCTTCGTCATCAAGATATAATTCGTCAACATTATTAAATTTAAAATCATTTAAATTAAATTTTTCAATATCTTTTTGCGCTTTCTCAAAATCTTGTTCTTGTGGTTTAAAACTAGCTTGAATAATTGTTATATATTTTTTTTGTATAATATCATCTGAACCATTTGTATAATTTTCTTTTATAAAACCAGTTGAAATAGTTCTAATAAACATATTAACTTTAGCTAAAGCTAATTCATTTAAATTTTCTTTATTATCGAAAGATTTGCCTACTGAACGATAAATTCTTTTTAATTGAATTAAATTAATTTTTTTAATATTATTAGAGTTATGATCTTGCACTTTATTTTCTAAAGTAGCTATTATTTTTTTAGAAAATTCAACAGCTTGATCTGTTTTTTTGACATTTTTCTTCTTGCGAATATTAATTTTTTTGCTAGCTTTGATTTGTTCAAAGCCATATTTATCTGAATTATATGTCATATATTTATATATTACACTTAAATTATATAATATTAATATTTATAGAAATGATTCTAAATATATTCCATTTACTACTAATTCTAAACCGCCCACTGTTGCGTCAGAGTTATAAACTGAAAGATTTGGGCCTAATAAAGTTGTTGTCGGTGGTATATTTGTGGTTGTATAATAACCAGTTTCATATATATTCCCGCTATTTGCAATATTTGCATGAAAACCAACTCCACTATCTGGTGTAGCATAAATAGATAATTCTAATATATTTCCACTTTTAATTAAATTAGTATAATTTCCTAATGATATTTTTGTAGCATTTGCTGTCGCTCCACTATTATGTATGAAAAACCAATTATTATCTCCACTATCAAAACCCATGCCTAATAAATTTTGAGCTCTTAAACTTGGTTGTGTTGAACATACTACAGCTGGACTTACTATATCTGACATTCCGATAAATGCTCTAGCTTTGCCTGGAATAGTAGCACTCATATCTCCTAAACCAAATCTAGCTTTCATATAAAATCCACCATATCCATTTGTGCCTCTAAAATAAAGTAAATCACTTGCTGTTGCGGGAGTTAATCCATAACTTGATGGAGTACTAGCTGAAGGATTTCCTGTATATCCAATTCTTTTTGTTGCATCGAAATAAGAGGTTGTTCCAATATTTATTGCTTTTCTAATATTTGTAGCATTTCCATTTATTACTGTATTTAATGAAAGATTTATATTATTTGCGCTTGCGCTTCCTGCGTTAGCAAAATAATAACTCATATTATTTCTTTCTATTAATCCTGGTTGATAGCTAAATGATGCTCCAAATCCATCAGTTTGATTTAAAATACTTCTTGTGCTTCCTGCTCTAATGCTTAGTAATGCTTCTCCTGTTTTATTTGTGCCAGTTAATATTGATGTTGATCTTAAATTAATATAATTTCCAGAAATATAATTAGTTGGAGAAAAATTTATATTTCCACTTATGATATTTAATCCAGAAGAACTTATTCTTGCTATAGTTTTATCTTGAGTTGTTCCTCCAGCATGAAATTCTATGCTTTTTCCAGCTGTTTGAGTACCAATATCTAAATCTCCACCATTAATAAATAAATATCCATCATAAGCTCCACCATTAGTAAATGTTGGATCATTATATCCAGAATTATTTATTCCAAGATTAATAAAATTACTTGAATCTGTTCCATTGTTAGCTGTGATAACTAAATCTGCGGTAGCATTTGTTCCTGTGGCTCTATTTTGAATATTAGTTTGTATATAAGTATTTCCGCTACCAACAATTGAAAGAGGATTATTTTGAACGATTAAAGCAGATGTTCCAGAAAGAGAAAATATGCCCGAATCAGAAAATATTTTACTTCCATTTATAGTTTGATTTCCAAAAGTTAATACAGTTACTCCACTAAGCGAATTTATTTTCGTGTCAAGAGTTGTTCCAGTCGAAGTAAGATTTGATGCTGTTGCGTATGAGCTTAAATTTACCCCAGTAATAAATGGACTTCCACTTATAATTGGAGATACGTCGAAAGTTTTAGTTCCGCTAATAGTTTGATTTCCTGTTTGATAAACTATATTTGCGCTAGAAAGTATGCTCGCAAAAGCTCCAGTATTTGTAGCTGTAGAAGCAAAAAATCCACTTAGTTCACTTGTATTTAATTGTTTTAATCTTATTAAATTTTGTGCCATAAAATTATTCCTTTATCTTTTTGCTGTGATAAAGAATACTAGCAACATAACTATCTACAGAGTGATCTCCTGCTATACTTTGTATTTCATAAATTTTTTCTATATTTTTATCTTTTGGATTTTTAATATATTCTTCAATTACATTTTCCCAAATTTCTGGAGTTTCATTTGATACAATAATTTTAGATATTTCAAATGCTACTTCTTTTTGTTGTTTAGAAAGTTTACGTAAAGAATGTTTTTCTCTAAGAGTTGCTTCTATTTTTTCTTGCAATTTAGAAGCTAATACGAAATTATTTTTAATTTTATCTATATCAAAAAATGTCGCTTTTGATTGTTTACCTTCGCCAATTGGTTTTACATTTTTAGTTTGTTGAGGGATTCCAGTGCTTCCAGCTGGTCTTCCTGCTCCACCAGCTTGAGCGCTTCCACCAATCAAAGGTTGATAAAGTCCTTGGTCTTTTAATTCTCTAAATTTTTGTTGAGAAAGAATCGAATCTTCAGAAGATGGAAGTACTCCAGTATCTATAGCTTGGATTCCTTCTTCTGGAGTTAATATTCCAAGTTCTACTAGTCTTGTATAAATTCTAGAATATTGAATATCATCTTTGATATCAATATCTTGAAAATGTGGAGTTGGATAATTTTTAAAACCAAGATCTTTGCTCATTCTGCGAATTTCTGGAATAAGAAATTCATTAATAAAAGTTTCTCTTGCTTGCTTTAATCTTTGAATAAATACTTGGACTTTAATAGTTTGATTAGCAAATTTTTCGCTACCAATAAGAATATTATTTAAACCCATTTGAATATCCCTATCAACAACTTCATATTTTTGTGGTCCAATAAGGTTTCCAATATCAGGAATAACAAATTGTGCTTTTGTTGTATAATCCGCAATTAAAACTCTACCAACACTTTGATTTTCAAAAAGTTTTTGCATTGCCTCTAAATTCTTTTGGTTAATTCCTCCGTTATTTGGAGTATCTCCCATTGTAATTAAAAGTATCGCTTGCTGCATTGTGCGAGTTAATGCCATATCCATTTTTTTCATTTCAGCTTTCCAATTAATATCATCTAATACTGGAAAACCCATTGGAACAGCAAATGGCTCATAATCTTGTTTCTTATAAAAAACTGCAGCTAATCTTTCTCTATCTAAAGGTAGAGTTAAAACGCCAACTGTTTTTTGATTGATTAATTTTTGTGTTTCTGGCGGAAGACTATTTAATACTTCTCTATCTTCGTCAGTTTTTGGACTTTTTAATCTTTCTAATTCATAATCACTAAGAAGTTTATAATATCTTCCTACTGAAAAATTAATACTTCCGCCAATTTGAATATCTGCTGGATTTAAAATAATATATCTTGATGGAAGCAAAACGCTTGCTTTTGAGCTTAAACCAAATGTTTGAGTAATTTTTGTAATATCTTCATCTTGTACCTTTGTATCGAAGCGATAAATAAATACGTTACCACTACGATAATATTCTCTAAAAAATTTATCCTGAATTTCAGAAATATTAATTTTAGAAAATAATGCGCTAAAAAAGTCTCTGCTTTTTTGACTACCATTTTTAAAATAAATATCATTGCAAGAAAATTCGGTCATTAAATCGATAGTATTTCTAAATATAGCAAAATTATAATAAGCCTTTTGACATAAAATAACAGCGTCTCTAACATTCATATTAGAGTTAGCTTTAACTCCAGTTGAATACCTAAAAGGTATTAATCCATCATCAATGTTCTTGTATCTATCTGTGCGAGTAATATTTGCTGCTAGATTTCTTCTTGATCTAGTGTCTTCTGAAGCAATCACCTCTTGATATGAAGCATTAGAAACCATTAATGGTTGAGTTTGCTCGTTTTTTTGACTTTTTGATTTATTTTGAGATTTTTTAGCCATTTTACTTAATTCTATTACACATTAACTTATCATTCTAGGCAAAAAAGTGGATATTTCTTCTATTTTTGGTGTTGCCATCATATCATTATAGCATTTAAGGGCCCAATTTGCTAACATAAATGCAGAATAATTATCTTTTCTGGCTTTATTTGCAGAAGAGCTTCTTTTTAAATGTTGTGGTAAATCAAAATTTTGATTACCCCTACTAGTAGCAGAATGCTCAATTAATACACATTGTTTTTTTGTTTGATAAATAAAATCATCTTGATTTTCAATAAAATCTAATAATGTCCAATCTTTTTTATCCTCTGTTTTCATTAAATCAAGAGGTATATTTAATGATATAGCATGATTAAAAAAACTATCATCAGAAGAAGTCCTACTAGCAAACCATACTTTCTTATAATCTATACAAGCCTGAAGATATTCGTTGGCTTTTCTAATAAAATTACTAGTAAATACTTGATTAAATGCTATTCTTTTATTGTCTAAATTATATTGATTTTTACAATTTTTTAACATTAAATTATACTCGTCACCTTCTAATTCAGAATCCATGTCTAGCAATTTAATATTAATTTTATCTTTTTTGAAAAACTCTGACTCATTACATGCAGCTAAGAATGTATCTGATCCTGCGTTATCAAGAACCATAAATACAATATTAAAATTTTTTAATATATAATAAAGATAATTAACATGATTTTTTAAGGTGCCAAGTCCAGCATAAGTATGAACTAAAACTCCTTGATTCTTTTCTTCATCTAGTTCCATAACTGCCATAGCAAAATAATCCGCATTAGGACTGTCGCTCATATTAGGATCAATTCCTAATATATATTTTTTCTTTGGATCACCCTTCATTAAGGTGTGAGGAGATTCTCCTTTTTTCAAAGTACATTCTTCCATTTTTTTTGCATTAAAATAACTATCGCTTCCATCTGTAAATTGAGCGCAATATTCTCGTAAAAATCCACTATGACTAGAGCCACCTGCTTGAGCTTCTTCAATAATAGTTTTATCTATCATTTCTTCTGGAAGAGCTTCGTAACTTAATTGACTTACAAAATAAGTCGCCTCGCCTTTGTCTTTACTATTGATTTTCTCTGACCATTCCATATATGTTTTATAAAGATTTTCAAAAGTATAACTTGCAGAAGATAAAGCTATCATTTTACTTGTATTTTGGAAGACCATTCTGTCTTCTTCTTTCATTAAACCGTCTGCTATAAGTTTATCTTCTAATTCTCTGATCTCCATTCGTTCTTTCATATTTTGTGGAGCAACTAAGAATGGCATTAATACATTTTTAATAATTTCTTCTGGAAGCAAAAGAAACTCGTCTAGAACAAGAATGTTGGCTCGAAAGCCTCGAATTTTTTCGCCATTAAGAGGAATAGCTACAATACTTCCTCCGTTAATTTGCCATTCAAATTGATCGTTTCGTTTGGCTTTTGCTCCAAAGCATTGGGATAATAATTCTGCGCCTTTACTTTCTACTATTTTTTCTAAATTATTAAATATAAATCTTGCAGTTCTAAATGTCGGTCCAGCTATAAGAATTTTTGTATTTGGTTCGAATATACATTGAAGAAAACAAAATACAGCTGCAATAAATGATTTACCACATCCTCGACCAAAAACGCACATATTAAAATTTCTATTTAATAAAGCTTTTAAATGAATTTCTTGATAAGGAGCAAGTTTAACTCCGCTAATAAGTTCAGTGGAAAATCCAATATTTGCTCTAAGAAATTTAGCTAAACTAATTTTTGCCTCTTTATCGTTAAGATAACCCTTTAGTTCTGCTAATTCGGCATTAACATCTTTAACTTCTCTTATATATTTTTCTGGACAATATATCATAGTAGTTTCATATCATATGCTAATTGTAAATCTATTTTTCTGTAAAAACATTTACTAGCAAATACTGCTTCTATAATTCTTGTCATTTCTTTTCTACCGTCAACAAATAAAAATTGTAAATTATCATGATCTTGGATTAATTGGCGAACATTATGGAATATATATTCTGGTGTTGCTTTTATATTTTTACTTATATGAGGTAAATAAGGAAAACTTAAAGCGTTTGTTAATGTTTCCTCTACCATTACTATAATATAAGAATTATTTTCTTTAGCTTTTTTAATTTCGTTTTGAAATCTATCAAAATTCTTAACGCTTAAAGTGCTTATAAAATCACTAAGACTTTTTCTTTCTATAAAGCAGTTGCAATTATCATTATTGCATGAATAATCTCCAAATGGTAAAGTTTTTATTTCAAATGGAACTTCAAATTTAAGCCAGCTTTGCTCTCTTGTATCTACATAGACTAAATCCCTACGTGTTAATTTATTTTGAAATTGATGAATAATATTTTTAGGATGTATGTATTTATTTTCTAAACCTATAGAAGAACAAACATGATAATAATCATTAAATATTTTATTATAAAAAATAATTGAAGGAGCCATAATTGTTCTTAATTCTACTTGTGATGGAGAGTAAGTGAGCTTCTTGTCTTCTTTTCTTTTGTCTAATAAAGTCTTGCAATATTCTTGAGCTTTTTCTATTGGCTGTTCTTTAAGCCATTTTTTCATATTATTTTTATCATTAAAATCGCTATTGAAATATTGTTCTTTTGTTTTAAAATTAATAAGCTCTTTTGTAAGTAAATCTCTACGTTCAAAATACTTTTGATAATATTTTACTTTATTTAATCCATAACCCTTTAATGAAAGATGAAGACTTTTTTCATCTTTAAATTCTTTGCCATCTACTTTACATATTACGCTCATCCATTTAAAATCTCATCTTTTGAGATCCCCAGTATCTTGCATTTTACTTCTTCCATTGTAGACAATCGTTCTATTTCTTTTTCTATTGTTTGTTTTCTCATATCTGCCATTTTTAATAGTTTAGCTCTGCTCTCTTCTTCTTTCCACATTTGAACTAGATTAATAACTGATGCAGTTTCTTTTACTTGTTTGCTTAATTTATCGCTACGTTTAACTTTTAGATCATTATTTAATTTTTGTTGGCGATTAACGCAGTCGTTATATTCTTTACGAGCAGTACTACTAGCTTCTACAACTGCCATTGGGATTTTTCCATCTTCTTGCATGGATAATTCTATTTGATTTTGTAATACATTAATTGTTTGTTGGATGTTTGATGAAATAACTACCTCAGTACAAAGAACTATATATTGATCAACTTCTTCTTGAGATAAATCTCCTTTATCATAAGTATATCTAACAAAACTACTTTCAAAAAGTTCTCTATCAGCTTCGTTATCATAAATATTCATTTGATGAATGAATCTATGAGTATTCATATAACTAATCAGTGAATTAATTTCTTTTTTATGTTTATGTGTAAGTTTATTTTTATCAATACCATCTAAAACATATTTATTAATTTTAACTATCATTCTTTCTTCACTACGAGGAGGTTTATATCCTTCTGTAGACGCATTTTCATTTTCTGCGTTATTAAATTTTATATTACTAGGAATATTTTTCATATATTCTAAAACACTTCTAGTTTCTTGGCACAAATTAGTTAAGGATTCATTTTTAAATAATATCTTTGACATTTCAAGCCCTGTCATTGTATGGCAATTATTACTAATATATTCTTTTTGTTCTATTGATAATTCCAGAAGACCCTTGGCTTGATATTCGTGGCTTTTTTTCGGTTTAATTTGTCTACTGGCTAAAAAATTTTTAACAGCTTTTCCTTCTTTGCTTCTGCCATCTAAATCATCTCTTCCAAAAGCTAGCTGAACTAATTCTACTAATGATGGTGGATTATCTGTGCGATTGTTCCATTCATTTAATAGTTTTAATTGTTGTTCTTCTGTTAGAATTGGAATATCTTCACTCATGATATATCAATATCTCCATTATATAAATGTTTTTTTACTTTTGTTATGATTGCTTTTTTAATATTTTTAATTTGCTTGTATCCTGCCATTCTATTTTTTTCTGTAGTTTTATAACCCATTAATTTAGCTGTTTGTTCTTCGTTTTTATTTTCTATATAAAGATAAGTATATACTTTCCATTCTATAGGCTTAAGAACTTGTTCCATTTTTCTATGAGTATTTGAAACGCTTTGTTCAATATTAAAATTTTCATTTGGAATCTCATGTATTTCTTGAACATGATTTTCTAGACTTAAAGTTAATTTAGTATCGTGTGCATTTTTTTTACTCTTAGACCAATTTGCATAAAGTGGACAATTCGCACATTGTTTTTGATAAATTGCGCAGCCATCATCTGCTTCTGCTGCAGAACATTTAAGGCAAGGTCTAGTGTAGTTGCTGTAATTGTTTCGTATTAAATTTTTAATTTGATTACTTATAATACGATTAACCCAAGGAGCTAATGGTTTTGTTGGATTATATAAGTGCCATTTTCTATAAATATGAAATCTTAAAATTTGAGAAACATCTGCAAAATCCATCCAAGCAATAGCTGTTAAGTTCCACTTATTTTTTCTTTTTAAAATTTCAGTGTTTATTTCATCAATTCTATCTTCAAACTTTGTTTTCTTAGCCATCTATTTCTTTCCTATTTCTTCTATTAGATGGTCTTAAAGTACCCGCTTCTGATTTAAATTCATTTAAAAATTTTGAATTTTTAATTTGATTTTTCTTTTGTGTATTTTTACTCTTTTTCATTTTAATCGGCTTTGAGTTTTCTACTTGAGAAAATGCTTCTTCTGGAAGGTTATTAACTATGTCTCCAAGTTTAATTTTTCTTGGCTTTACTTCACTTATTTCTATATCAATTTTATCTATATCTGGAACATAATCAATATTATTTGAATCTTCATTATCGTAATCATAATCTTCATCTATATTTGATTTGACTTGTT